AATACCATCTGCCCAAATCTTATCATTTTTAGTAAAAGAAACACTACTACTTATGTTTGTTATACTCGGACTATGAGAATTAAAATCACCTGTTACTCCTTTTGAAGTTAAATCATTAAATGGGCTTTTACTGCTATAAATAATATCTTCAGAAAACAAAGTATCTTTATTTGTTATAGGGTCTATTAATTTAGAAAAAGTATTCCTTCCTTGTATAATCAAATATGAAATTCCATCCTCTATTTGATTTTCTATTTTTTCAACAGTTCCTGTAAATACTTGATTTAATACTATAAAACTTCCCTTTACATATTGTAATCCGGTATGCGTTGATGTCAGTGTTCCTCTATGGTTTTTATCATCAGATAAATATAATAATTTATATTCAGAAGTAACCCCTGTTTCTGGTTCAGAAACGGTTATTTCAGAAGTCTTATGGCTTTCAGAGTACAAAATGACTTTTAATCTATCAGTAGCACCGTCATTAAAATCAAAATCAACCAATAAAGTATTATCAGTAACATTAAATCTTCTGCGATATATTTTTGAATCTTCGGCTAAAGTATTCATAGCAGTTGTAGTATCGAAGATTGAATCGGTTTCTAATCGGCTAATATCATAAACATCAATAGCAGTAGCAAATACAGTATGAACTCTTAAAATTCTATTTCCTATTTTAATTTCATCATTAGAATTAATGTATTTAGTCATATCTAAAGGAAGCCCATTTGTATTTTTAATATTATAACTTCTTCTGTTCGATATACTTGCACCTAATGTTCCTAGCGTCGCTATTTCAACCCATTCATGGAATGTACCACTATTTATTTCTTGTCTAATGGTATATTTATCTCCTATATTTATTTTACTGCTATAAATATTACCATCATCTATTAACCTAGTTTCAGCAAAACCAGCCTTTCCGTCTATGCTTTCTTGAACAATAGTGTTTAATGTAACAGGAAGTAAATTAACAGAATTAGGAGAAGTAGCATAAGTTAAATATCTATTTGGGCCTGTATAAACGGTATTGCCATTAATATTATCTGCGTTTCTTCTAGCGTTGTAAAAACTTGCATTATAGTTATTTGTATTTAATGCTTTAGATACACCTTCAGCATGTCTATCTGCATCAGCCACATCGGGGTCGTCTTTTGTTCTAAGCAAGTCTTTTGTTTTAATATTATAAGAAAACTTGCTATAATCAACTATTTTATTTCTATATTCATTTACAGTAACAAATGCACCTGTATATGTAGGACTTGATAAATTAATACTTGAACCACTATTAGCATCCATCATTTTAACGAGATATTTAGTGCTATGATTTAATTCATTCTTTTTATCTAATTTATCATTATAAAAATACCATAAAGGCTTAGCACAAACTACATCATTATGAGGATTTGCGATTAAACCACAAGTAATAGCCAAAACTTTATTAGTTGCTGTTGGCCCTTTGAATACCATAAACTTAGTATCTTTTGCTATTTGATTACCTAACTTTGGTTCAAATTCAAACATATCTCCGCTTGCATCGGCTGATTTAACTTCTGTTATCTTCGCCATGTGATGTAAATTAGCATCATCTGAATGAACCAAAACAAAGAAATCATTTGCGGTTAAATCTATACTTGCTAGATTTAATCCGGTTGTAGTGTGGGAATCATAACAACGAATAGTAAAACCATTTGTGTTCTCTAAATTAGAGTATTCAGTAACTAATCCTGCACTTGAAATAGGTTCATTTATTGTTGTAGTATCTGTATCATCTTCAACAACTATGCCAAAGACTCTATCTGTATCTGCTGCAATAGCAGTAGTAAAGAAAGGATTAGTGGGAGTATTGTAATTATTATCAACATCTGCGTTGTGCATGGTGGCTAAACCTGTAACTGTAACTGTCATAAGTCCACCTCTTCAAATCTTAAATATAATAGACTTTGTTCAAATTTAGGCAATAAAGTATGAAAATGATTATATCTATTTCTGTAAGTATTTTCGATGCACATTTCGTGCATCTCTCCCATAAACTGCTTTGAAGTATAAGCATAGTTACTTGAAGTTGATACATTAGTGTCTGCTCTGCCTATTAAAAAATCACTTCTATCAAAAGCAAAAGTGCTGGTTGAACTATCCCTTGTTCCTGAACCAACTAAAATACCATTATAGAATATATTTACTAATTTACCTGCTTCTAAATAACTAACTGCTATGTGATGCGTATTTCCTATATACTTAGGTTCCTTAAATGATTCAATGTAAATATTTGTCCCGTTAGTTAAATCAGCAGTTAAATTCTGTGACATTCTTACAAGACTCCCACTTGGAAAAGATAAAACTGTTCCTAAAGAAGTAAATGTAAATCCATCTCTTAAAAATAATTCAGAACCAACGGGAATAAATTCACTAAAGGTAGCAGAAACAGCAGCATTCAAATTGAAATTAATATCAGGTTGTCCTGCACTTGATGTAACCAAACCATTTTGGCCGACATCATCAAATATTCTATATCCATCTTCATTAAAGCCATCAATATTACCTGCATAATCATTATCTCCTAAGATTTCTAATCTTTCTTTAGATGCAGTAATTACTGTTGATGAATCAATATTAACTGTTGGACTATCATAAAATGAAACTCTTATTTTGTATTCGGCAGGTTGATTAATAGTAGTGGTAGTGGTATTCATTAAACTAATTGAAAACTTAGAATTGTAAAATAGCATCATTTCTTGATTTAATCTTCCATTACCTGTTATTGATAGATAATGGTTTGATTGGTCGGTTCCCGAAGTGACTCCATTCGGCATAACCTTATCCGGTACAGAATTGCTTCTATCTCTCGGTAATGCTTCGCCATTTATGTCATAGGGTGTAACGATTGCCTCAAAGGAAAAGTCGCCCTCATGCGCCCATAACCCATAAGGAACATCATCGGTTGTGTCGCTTGGAGTCCCTGCTATATCGGGGATATTATCAGCATAACCGATTGAAACATACGCATTACACATAATAGGGAAAACTAAACTTTTTCGTTCTCCTACATGAACATCGTACATTTTAATCACCTTATGGGAAAATATTCGCTTGCCTAAATGACATAGTAAAAGAAACTTCAACTGTTTCAGAATCTAAAGTAAAATTAAAAGTTTCTATAAATCCTTTAAGACTTTCAGCACTATCACTATCAGGAAATGATGAAGCAGGGAAAGGCACTCTTTCATTATCTTTTTCTAAAGCATTACCCCTTGAAGCAAATGTTAATGGAATATTAATAGTATGTAATGGGCTTGTCGTTCCTCTTTGTTGATATTGAGAATTAACAGCAGAATCAATAAAAATAGTTAATTCATTTATGTTTTGGTATTTTGCTATACCTGCTGAATCAACATTAGAAGCAATCATTTGAGCAATCTCATGTGCAGTAAATGTTCTTGTAACAGGATTTCCTCCCGATTTACTATGGCTTCTTTTCAAATCAGTGGTTGTAATGAACCCACTTAAAGAAATAGTTTTCGATGCCATTCCTAAATCAGCACCAACAGTAATAGATTCACCTTTTGCTAAACTCGATAAAGGAATAGGAAAAGCGGGAACTGTTCTTGAAACTGCAACCTCGACACTATTTACTCTCAAAGGAATAGTATCAAGACTTAAATCATTAGTTTCTCTATCAAAAGCATTTAATTTTAGATATACTGCATATCCAGCCGAAGTTACTGCCATTTTATCACCTCATCGTTGAAGAACTTGTAGTCCTATTTATTCTCGTATTTACCATGTGTCCAATCTTGTCTGCTATTCTTCGCAATTCAGAATCAGAAGTATCTCTTGCATTAATGGTGATATTAATATTATTTGTGGTACTACCGCCCATCATCTTTTTTGTTTGTGCATTTGACCGAACTCTTGAACCTGCTGGTAATGTAAGTAATTCCGGCCCTCTTTCTCCTACAATTGTTGGGCCGCTTGCGGGGCCACCATCTGCTTTCCAATCAAAAATACCTGCAATTTTCTTAATCGCCCATTTACCGATTTTATACGCTAATATTCCAAGAGCGATAATAACTATAATAGGCGCACCCATTAACCATAATTTAATGAATACAAGAACCATCAGTGCTAAACCGACTATTTTACCGACTGATTTAACATTAAAACCTAAACTTGTTACCCATTCCCACGCCTTTATGAGAAGTTCAACAAACATTCCTCCAACAAAGATAAGCAAAGAACCGAATACTGCACTTATTAATCCCCATAATACTTTTCCGAATCCTATGACTACATCTAATACTGCCCAAAACAAATCCATTAAATCTCCACCCATCAATGCTTCATATATTCCATAAAGCCCCGTAAATATTTGTATTACTCCTTCCATTACTAAGCCTACACCATATAGCATTACATCAATAACTGTTCCCATAACTTCTTTAATAGTCGGCCAAAGTGCTTGGAATACGACTAAAGCAGCAAGAATTACTAATATTGCTTTCATTGCACCGAACATAAACATCTTAATGCCTTCTTTTAGTGGGGCTAATTTGTTTTGGCTAAATTTTTGCCATTTTTCATGTCTTTCTTTTCTTCTTTCTGCCTTGGCTATTCTTTTTTCCATTTTCTTATTAAACTTTCTTAATACTTTGTTGCTTTTAATCATTCTTTTATTATATACTAAATCACTTTTAGCACTTTTAACCATAAGTTTTTGGCCTTCTAATCCTATTCCTGCTCTTTTATGCTCTTGTCTTGCTTTCATTAATGGTGATTGTTTATTTGCCGCCGCCGCCACAGATAGTCCTTGAAATTGTTTTTGTTCTAAATCATGGAATTGTTGAGAACCGTCATAGGCTGTTCCGAGCATTTTTTCAACTTGCGCTCTTGCTTTTCTTCTTAATTTATTTTCTTCGGCTAAGACATTTTTTACTGCGTTTCTTTCTGCATCTATCGCACCTTGAAGTCCTTTTTCGGCAGCCTTTACTCGGTCTTTTATTCCTTTGATATTGTCTTTTTCGCTCTTTTTTAATTTCTTTGCTTCTCGCTTTTCTAATCTTTTTAGACTTTTAGCGTGTGCCTTTTCGTCTATGTCAAATACAGACATAGGTTCCTCCGCTTTTTTTCTAAACTTAGTTAATAATCCTATTCCTTTACCCATTATAGTAAATAAATTCTTTTGTTTTTTCCCTGCTTCATCAGTATTACCAGAAAACAATCTTACTACTGCACCAGCAAGTTTCATTCCTGTTGATAATTTACTAACTAAAGAAAACATTCCGGGTGGAAAAAACCCATAAAGAACTCTTCTTGCAGTTCCGGCTTCAATTCCCATTATTTTTACTTGTTCTGAAGTGCTAGTCAAAAGCATATCTAAATACTCAAAAGTATTTCCTCCTTCATCTCTAAGGGCTTGTAAACTTTGATAATTGAGCAATTCAAATTGTTTGCCCATTCTATTCATAGTTTTAATTGCTTCTCTAATTGCTTCTGTTCTTCTGTCGAATTTCTTTACGCCCTCTTCCGTTTCTTCATTAAGTTCCTTTGTTGAATTACTTAATTTATCTGTGGCTTCTTTCGCTCTTTCTTGCATTCCTGCAAGTTTGTTAGTTTGCTTAATTAAAGCATTAAGCATTGTTTGATTTTGTTTAGCAATAGAAAGAGCATCAGCCATATTAATCACTTAATTTGTTTTTGTGCCTTTTCAAATTCTTCGGCTTCTAATATTTTAACTTCTTTATGTATTCTTAACATATCCATAACTAATGATGCCGGCATTTCATAAACCTCTAATGGGCTTATGCTAAATGCCTGTGCAAGCGTATAAACAATTAATTGGGAAGAAATCTGCGGAGTTGATTCATAACCCCTTAAAGCCCTCCCCACTAATCGTTTTTTTCTGTATCATCTCCCATATCTAAAGGATTTGGAAGAATTTCTTTTATTTGATTACCCACATAAGGGGTTAATCTAAGAATATCAATTGCTGAAAGACTTGGTTCAGTCTTTGTAATAAAATTCTCGACCATATACTTAAACATAGCATTTAGGTCAATATCCATTGATTGCGATTTTGCATCAATGTTCATAAGACTATTCATGGCTTTATCCACTTCTAACCATGAAGGGTCTTTTACCCAAACTTTTAGGTATTCTTCTCTATCGGGTGCTACTTTAACATAATGTAGCGTCGGCTCTTGTAGTGCAAATAATACACTCTTATCTGTTATAATTTTCTTGTTATCCAGCATGTTATCCACCTTCTATACCAACAAACAAACTAACGGTGTTGGTGGAATATTATTCTGCTAATTTAGATGTCTTGGTTGTTTCCTTTTCTTCTTCTTTAGCCGCTTTTGCTTCAGCCTTCTTTTGCTTCTTTGTCTTAGACAACTCCACAATTTGAAGGTTCTTTTCATATCTTGAAACCATGTAATCACCCCTGCAATACCCAATGGGTCTTAACTACGCAACCATCTGTTGCTAAGTTTCTCGGCATTACTGTTGATTCAACAACAATTGGCCCTTTATCTTCAGTCATAGGGAAATTGTTTGCAGTAACAAAGTAATCTTCAAACTTTAATGTAATAGATTCTCCATTTGATTTAGTAAAGACTAATTCAATAGTTTGAGTAGTATTTTCTGAATCATTCAACAGAGCAGTATATAGTGCATCATCGGTTACATGGCCTGTAAATTGAATTTCATATGTTCTTTCAGCAGGAATAGCCTCTTGAACATCTTTACTGCCGACTCCTAAGAATCTTCTATCTTGAAGATTGTTATTCATAGTTAGAGTCAAAGTATTAATTTTGAGGAAAGATTCTCCCAATACCTTAAATGTTCCATCAGAGAAAAAGAACGGTTCACGCATTTGGTCTGTGTTTGTTGAAGATTCATAGTTAAAGAAAGAAGTTTCTGCTTCAACTCCCTTTCTTGCATCATATCTTTCATCTTGTGCTAAGTCGTGAACATTTCTTGTATTCAAATCCATAGTCATTTTAACTTCTTCATTTTCATTAGCGGTCATAGTTAGAGTATTAACTCGACAACCTCTTGCGATTTTAACAAAGTTCAAATCTTCTGCTTCTGATGCAGTATTTGTTCTGTATATGTTTGAAGAACCCGCTAACTTTGAAAAACTGTTTTCAAGAGCAAAAGAAGGCAAAAGGTCGCCATCTTGTTCACCGAAAGTATAGGTAATAGCATTAGAAATAGTAGTAGTGCCACTTGGTCTTGTTAGTGTGTCCATGTCTGCTAATGTATGCAAATGCGGTGAAAGCGGAGGACAAAACTTGTTATTATTGTCTTGTCTGAAAAATAGTGGGCCGGTTTCACTAACTCCTGTAATATCTTTGCCGGTTCCAGCAGTTACTCCGGTTGCTTCAATAAAGATTTTATTATTATCTCCCGAATTACCATTAGCATAAATGGTTGGAGTTGCTGCTGGTGCAGCAACAGTAGCATTTATCTTTTCACACTTTCCTAAGAAGTAATATAGCCATGCACCATGATTAGCAACAATAGCAAGATTACCTCCCGAAAAAGAAGTGATTCCTTTATATTGGTAAGTTTTATTTCTGCTACCGCCTAATGATAAATTAACCTGCTTTGTTTCAACTTCGGTTGTTGGGAATGTTCCGCTTTCAAGAATACCCAACCATTCATCAGAAAGAAGTCTTTTGCTGGCACTTGAACCTGTTCCGTCTTTATGTGCTGGAACGGGCGCACCGTATGATTTGATAACGAAATAAGAACCTGCTGGAATATCAGTAAGGCTTGGAGTAAAAGTAATATCGTCTAAAGTATTAGAAGAGATTCTATGGGTTGATTGTAAAACATTTCCAGAACTATAACGCTCTAATAAACAACCTTTGTATAAATCAGTTACTAGCAAGAAAGAAGTAGTAAAATCACTATCAACTCTAATTGAAGTAACTTCTCCCCTTGAGCCATTAAATGCTAAACCACTTGTATGTTGTCCTCCAACATAAATATCATTTTCTGGTATAAATGTTATACTTGCGCCGCTTCCTAAAAATATGTCTGTGTTTGCCATAATTAATCTCCCCTTTTACCTTACAAACTTACTAAGGGACTGTTAATGCGAATCTTTTTGCTTCTAGTGTAACTTTGTAACCAAACAAACGCTTACTCCGGTCATTACTTTCACTTCTTGCACCTAAAAACAATTGATTGAATTTAGAACCATCACTTGCAGTATAGCCCTTGCGTTTGCTCTCAAGAACCCTACGCAGTATCAAGTATATAGCCCTTAGCCTATCCTTGCCATAATCAGCATCGGCCCCGCCTCTTTCATCATGTAATACTCTAATATGAAGAGTAAATGAGTATGTTTCGTTCCTTATGTCATAATGAATTGTTGGGTACTCAATGTTCTGTGAATCTTCAAATATGACAATGGTTGCAGGTGTTCTGCTTAAATCAACTCTTTTACCTTTATTTGCAGTAGTAGTTCTAATATCAATAATATCAGGAGTTACTGCGTGAGATGCAGAAATAGTTCCGGCGGAAACTAAAGCAGTAGCATTAGACGACCAATTGCTATCAATTAAGTCTTTAAGAAGAGCGACTTCATCCAATCTTCCACCTCCTTATTTATTTCAGTTGATATATAATTAGAATATTCTTCCATAGCATATTTTAATACTTCTTCATCACTAAAAGATATATCTATTCCTAACTGCTCTGATAATTCTTTCATGGCTAGATTTCGTTCTTCTTGAATTTTTATAAATCTATTTAGAACATTAAAATCTATTTTGATTGCCATAAAAATCAATCCAAGAAATAAACTAAATCTCCTTTTCCTTTTAAGGTGTCCATAGCCTCTTTACGAAGCATATCATATTTTTCCTTTGCAGTAATGTTACCGCCGGTTTCAGCAATTAGAACACTTTGGTCGTCCATTCGTATAATTTCAGCCGCTACAAGTTTAGTAGTTGCCTCGTGAATTGCAGAAGGTACTCTTCTATCTCCGGCAATATAAGAAACAATAACTGAATTATCTCGATGATAAGGATAATCTCTCAAAAAGAAGATTCGGCCTTCTTCATTGATTGTCCAATAAGAACCTAATCTTTTTAAGTCCTCTTTATCAGTAAATACTGTTAAGTCACATACTGTTGGTATTCCCTCAGTAGTTGTGAATGTTAAAACATTTGTTCCCGAAGCAGTTGCGGAACCGCTTAATACAACAGTTGTCGAATTAGTAATAGAAGCAATAGTAATTGTGCCACTAATGCCTGTTCCTGTTACTGTCATTCCTACGGCTAATTTAGACGAATCAGCAACAGTGAGATTAGTATTTCCGTTTATGGTCGTACATGACTGTTTTATGGTCGCCTTGAGTACACAATCTGAACCGTCATCGCTCAAAAGTAGGGATGCGATGTTAATGACCTTGCCATTTGACTTGTCCCTTGAGGCGTAAAAAAAGTCAGAAATGGAAAGAGAAGAAGAAGTAAGACTCTTTGGTGCAGTTGCACCTGTATATTGTGAAGTTGAAGGAAACTGTTCATTTATTACATTTACAATTTCTTCAGCAGTAGTTTTGATACCAAAGGTATTACAAAACTCATCGTTGCCTAAACTATCAACTGCATTTTCAGCAACAGTTTCAAAAGATACTCCGCTATTTGGTAATTCTAATATTACCGAGTTCAAATCTCTAAAGTTATCCTTTAGAGTTATCTTGGCTTGAGCAGAAGCAATCTCCTGATAATGACTACCTTGCCATAATTCAAGAGAAACTATTTTACGAACCTTCATTTGTTTTAGTTGAATAAAACCAACATAACCGCCATAATATTGGCTCATTGGGCCTCTTGTAAATTCAAAGTTATGGTACTCATCTTTTGTGATAATTGGTCGAAAGGAACGCTTTACCTTATCATCAACAACTCCTTCAACTCTTTTGATAATAGCACCAACTTGTGCCAATGTGGGATAGGTTGATGAAGAGAAAGCAGGTATCTGTAACAAATTAGCGACTTCAGTAGCATTAGTATAAAAACCTCTGCCATTACTATAACTTGGATTAATTTCCGTAAAGTCACTTGGAGATATTGTAGTACCCATCAATCAACACCTATTTTTTCTTTTAGAGTTTCAATGTTTTCCGTCAAATCTTCAAGCACTTCTAACATTTCATCATTCTTTCTTCTTCGATAAGAAGATAATGTAAAGTCACCTAACTTAGTCAATACAATATCAACCATTAGTATTGCAGGGTTAAATGCCTTTTCAACATTTTCAAAGAAGATTAAAGAGTTGCCTCTCCCTTCGGGGTCAGTAACAACAGACATAGACATAATAGTTTCTTTTCCGAATTTAGTCGGGTCTTCGACTTTGAATTTTAATTCACTTCTAAATCTTCTTTCTGCTACCTTTTTAGCATGTTTTTTCTCTGAATCTGTCATTTCTCTATCTTCATAGATTGGAGTATATAGATTAGCGTTTTTACCATTCCAATTCTTTCTCTTTATATTTACTAATAGATATGGTTTTTCTGTGCGTACATCTGGCTCAAAAGCAAATGGAGAATCTGGGAATTTTGCCGCTTTTAGGCTTTTATCGTCAATTTTTATTTCACCTGCTCTTAATTTAATTGGTTCTTTTTTGTATTTGTCTAACTCTTTTTGACTAACATACTTTCCATTATCGTATTCTAATCTGTATGCTTGTTTATAAAACGAGGCTGCTGGAACTAAATCATTTGCTTTAATATAACCCTGTGGATTCTTGAATTTTTCTTTGAATTTTTTGTCGTCTGCCAATAAACGCTTGATTCCTTCTAAAGTAATGAGTCTTGTACCTTTACCTCTTTTCGGTACAAAGGTTTGTAATAGTTCTTCATATTCTTCTTTTGATTCTATTCTGCTAGGTAAAATATTATCTTTTGGTCTATTTAATCTCATTTCTCCTTTGCCATCGGGTCTTTCTAACTTTTCATATTCAGTACCTAATTTTGCATCTTTAAGAATCAAATATCCTTTTTTTGCAGGAATGAGAGCAAAAGCATCTTCGGGCGCATCTTTTAATTTATACCCAACAATATTTCTTTTAGTGGTGACTTCTTCACCCAAAGGATTAACTTGTCCTCCATCTGTTATATCCACGATATAATAATTAGGAGAGTAACTTGCCTTTTGTCCATCATTTAACGAAAGATATTCAGAATTAGATATTTTCTTAGGCATATTTCCTTCATCATCAGTTATGCCTTCTTTTCCTTCAATTAAACTCCATGCTTCTGATTCTAATTCTCTTGCTTTTTCAACAGATAATGATTTAGACTTAAAGGATTTTGTTTCTTCATCATAAATAATAACTTCAATTTTATCTATCTTTTCATGTTTTCCTTCTTGGACTTTCCCAACATTCCTAGTTAAAGAATTAGTTAATCTGCTAGAAGTTTTGAAATTACCTACGGCTGAATAGGTATAAACTTCTAATGGGTCAGCAAGATAAGGTTCAAGAATACCTTTTTCTATTTTCTTGAGAATCTTATAGAATTCATCTTCTAAGTAAGTAATTACACTATTTGGTACTCTTACTGTTTTTCCTGCACCGCTAACACTACCTACAACAATTTGATATAATTTATCACCAAGAGAAAAAATCCTTAACTCTTGCATAAGATTTGTTCTTTCTTTTTCTTTGCCTATTCTCATTAAATTAAACTCACTTGCGTTTATTCTTTCGGGTTCTCCTATTCTTCTATAATTTATAATTCTATTATTTTTAGATGTAACAGGTTCCACTTCTTGTATTTCTAGTGAAGGCGGGGCTTCTAATTTATCAATAACATCTTGAGGAAAATTAATCTTTAGATTGAACTTTAATTTATCAATTGATGTTTTTTGTCTTGAAGGGTCAAAATCAGGCTGAAGAGAAGTTTCTTTATTAATATAATCTTGTTTTTGACTAATGAGTTCATTATCAGATATAGGAAGCCTAAACTTAAATTGGTCTTTACCGTAACTAAATCTTTGTTCAGTTGGGTCGTACTTATCCATATCTTCTGGTA